CAAGACTTGAGCCGTGAAGATGCGGAAAAGGAAATTGAGCGCATTGACGCCGATAACAATCGCTTCCGCATTGGCGCGGCAAACATTGATCAGGACTTGTTTGATGAATAAAGCAGTTTCGACTAAAATTGATCAACAAACCGCGTGGTTTGAGCGCAATATGCAGCAGATTGCGAGACGACTGGATGCGCGCATTGCCTCACTAATACGCGAGCTCGATTCCAGTGGCGGGCATCTGCTGAACACAGAAGAGAACATCCAGCTGTGGGCGCAAATCTATGGATCAATTTTAGAAGAACTTAGCGCAGCCGGATACACCGAGCTTGTAACCCGGTTAAACGAAAAAGAAAATGATTTACTGCGCACAATGAAAAAGTCAAGTGTTCCCGGAGCGGTTCCTTTGGCATTCACGAAGACAAGCCAATCTGCGATAAGTGCATTCAACTCGCTATGGAATGCGCGGATTGGCAATCTCGGCAATGATGTGGCGCGCCAGATTCATGCCATTATTGGCGACAGTATTTTTGGCGGAACGAACATCTCCGAACTCGTAAAATCGGTTAAAGCAATACTGGATAAGCAGCTTGTGCGCTATGCTACCACTTATGTGAACACGAGCCGCGCAAAGTTTATCCAAATGATGCAATACGAAGCCGCTCGCAATTATGATGGCGAATTGTTTTGGATATACGAGGGTCCGCAAGACGATGTTACGCGCCCGGTCTGTCGCGAAGGCACCGGTATGGATGTTAATGCGATGTTTCCTAATGCGCCATATTTTACCGAAGAAGAGCGCATCGAATTTGAATCTTATAGCGCACCGGAGCGGACGTATGAGTGCCGTCACACTTTCATGCAAATAACAAAAGAATACTATTACGATCACGTGAGGTGAATATGGCATATCGTAGAATTGATGATTATGTATCAGTTGGCGCAAGCACAACTGCTGTATCAAATTGGAAATCAATAACATTTAACGAATGAGGACAACATGGCACTAAAAGAAATCTTGGATAAGATTACGAACTCACTTCCTGCTGATGCGGGAAACGACATTCTTTCTCTGCTGGCAGATGCCAAGCGAGAGGCTAACACCGTGCTTGCGGACTTATCCGCAGCAAACAACGAATCAAAAGAGCGCAGACTGAAAATTGCCGAGATGTCAAGTCAGATTGATGCGCTTAACGCTAAACTGGCGGATGCCACGAAAGCGGATCCAGAACTTGATTCGATTAAAGAGAAGGCTGCCAAATATGACGAGCTTTTGCAAAGCAAGCAAACAGAAACACTGAACCTATGGAAAGCCAAACATGAAGAATTGCAAAAGATTTTGTCAAGTGATACGGATAAGCGCAGAGACAAGGTCGCCGCGCTGATGCCTGACTTCTCAATCCCGGCAGAAGGCGAAGAGCTTGATGCCGACACAGCCGCACAAAACCTGAAATTGTATTCTGTATTGGAAAAAGCGGGAGTATTTGCCGACGATCCTGCTGATACCAAAACGGATTTCCAGCGAAAGAGCAATCCGGGTGGCGGCGAAACCAAAGAACCATACACCTTCGGCAAAGCATTACAAAAAAAAACATGAGGTAAAACATGAATATCAGAGATTTTCTTATCTCGCTACAAAGCGAACAAGCTCCTATCATAACCGACCTGGTTAAAAGCTTGGGTATTTTAGAAACGGCACAATTCGGATTCAGCAGTGATTATCTGCGTCACGAATTTGAGGTGCAGACAGATGACGGAGACGCCGCAGTCCGCGCAATCAATGGCTCAATTGTTGCCACAATGTCAAACAGCATACTGGGCAGCATTCAGCTCCCGGCAATCGAGCGACTTGTTGAAATCGACAAAATACTCGCCAAGAAATGGGGCGGCATTCAGGGATTCTTGAACGATAAGAATCGCACCATGACTTATATGCGGTCAATCCTACAGCTACTTGCAAAAGCAATGATTTATGGTGACGATCCAACCTTTGGCGTGCCTGGCGCGTTCAAGGGCTTGCACCAGATCGCTAAAGCCAACGGCAATGTAGTTGCACAGCTTTCCGGCTCTTCCGGAAGCAGAACATCAATCTTTGCTGTGCATTGGAGCGAAGGCGAGACCGAAGTTGTAATGCCGCAGGAAGCTAATGGCGACATCGTGCAGATCGAACTTGTTGGCGGAGGCACTCTTCAGGCTCCTACCGCAGACACTACCACAAAAGCCAGATCACTTGTCTATGGCGCAAACTTCTGGACTAATGCCGCTCTGTGCGCTCCATCGAAGGCGTCCGTTGCCGCAATCACCCAAATCGATAGCTCTCACAAACCCACTGCTGGACAGATTGACTTGCTGATTGACGCGGTCAAGGGTCTTGCTGATGGCAAAACGTTCCTGTACATGAATCGTGAAGGACGCAGATATCTTAAAGAGCTTAAAAATACCAAGCTAAGCATGGCTCCCGGCGATACCGGCTACAACACCGTAGTATCCGATTGGGATGGCATCCCGGTCGTTCTGGAAGAATCAATCCTCAGCACAGAAACCAACGTGCTGGACTAAAAAAAGAGGTAAACAATGGCCTATAAAAATCGTTCCTATGTCGTGGATCAAAAATTGATCCTTAGCTCCGCACAAGCCCTGCCGAACAACACAAGCGCAGATTCCACCAATGTCGTTGACTATGGCGGGAATTCTGGTGGACTTGCTAAAATCGTAGTAAAGGCAAACACCGCTATTACTATTGCCAATGGGAAAGCACTCACCATTACTGCAAGCTATGGCTCCACCAGCACACCGACTGACACGCTGGACAAGGTGCTCTTTACCAAAACAGCTCCGGCAGCTGGCTTTTCTTATGCCGCTGGAGACACCATCGTAGAAGAGATTATCCCGGATTCGCTCCCGGATAACTATCGCTTCCTAAAACTAACCTATACCACCACAGCCGATGAGTCAACTGAGAAAGTAGACGCCTATGTGGTGATGACCTAATACTCCCTCCTAAGCGGGGCGGTTTCCTCCTTGCCGCCCCGCACATTTAAGGATGTATAATGAAAACACTTGCAACGCTTGACACGATCTCACGCTGGGAAAAAGAGATTAATAACCTTGGCGGATATACAGAATCATGGGGCTTGATCTCTGTTTCTAATGAGTCACCGGCTACGATTTCGGTTTCTAATAATGTCGCTAAAGGGATATTTGCTCTTGCCGCGGGCGGTTTTTCTTCCGTTGCGGCAGAAGATAATCTTTTGAGCATCCCGCCGGTGCAGGCTGTATCTGTCGCGCTCTACGATTCCGGAGATGCGCACATTGATACATTTGCGCTCAATGAAGGGCATGGCGTTTATCTCTTTGGCGCAAACGGAATTGAAACCGGAACGCTGTCAGACGCGTCTGCATGGACTGTGTGCCAATCTTCTCGCACATGGCAAGACAAGGTTGATCTGGCTCATGTTATTGTGGAGAACGATGTATTGACAGCGCTCTATAATCGCCTGAGCCAATACACTGATTCCGAAATTATCGATGCAATAACCAACATTGACGCGCTTGCGATTGCCGTTGATATGAAAGCGCTGGAGCTTATCTATATGGATTTAGCGAATAGTGGCTTCAATCAATTGTATCAAACCAAGGCAACAGAATACGCGCGCCGATATGCGGCTGAACTGCGCTCCGCGATTCAGCGGATTAACATCAATATCGATGGCAGCGCAAAAGATCCAAATCGCATAGTAACGCAAGGGATGTTGTCAAGATGAAGATTGATACTATCTCAGTGCCGCGCACAAATTTGCGATTTTCGGTCAGCGCATCTGCCATGAAAAAAATCGGTATCGATGCCGTCCGCATGATGATAGACAGAACCAAGAAAGGCATCGACATTGATGGCATGCCATTCGCTCCATATTCGCCGCAATACATCAAATACAAAAGCGAAGCCGGTCGCGTTACTGATCCCGTTAATCTGCAATTCAATGGCGAGATGCACCGCTCAATGCTGGTCGTGGCTACGGACAATAACGCCAATATCAGCTATGGCGATCGCCAGCGCGCATTGGTTGCGCTATACCACCAAACCGGGAACGGTCAACCGCAGCGCAAGCATTTTGGCTTTACATCGGAACAAGCGCGGCGTATTATGGATATGCTCACGGCTGCAATTCGCAAGGCGGTGAAAAGTGGTAAATAAAATAGAACCGGTTAAAGAGATTGTGCGCTCCCGGCTAATCGCCGCGGGCATCAAGCGCTGTTTGGATTATCCTGAGCAGATTGACGCTATTGGTAATTTCCTGCCAATGGCATTCTTGCGCTCTGGTAACACGCCTGTAACGCCAGTGCCAAGCGGATGTGTTCTGCTTGACTATGCGCTCACAATATACATTATCTCACAGACGGGGATTGCCAAGACAAAGCACCACGAAGACTTGATCTTTGCTTG